GCCTATATTTTGGATGATTGCACGGTTCAGGGGCTCGGCCCCACCGGCTGGGCCAAGCGGGTGGTTGCCGCCTATCGCGATTACCATGCCAGTTGTTTGGTTGGCGAGGTCAATCAAGGCGGCGAGCTGGTGCGCGAAATTGTGTTGCGCGAAGCCCCCGATATTGTGTTTCGGCCAGTGCGCGCCAAAGTAGGCAAAATGTTGCGTGCCGAACCTGTTGCCGCCTTGTATGAGCGCGGATTGGTGTTTCACCACGGTGAATTTGAAAAATTAGAAGAAGAAATGTGCAGCTATGTGGGGCATGGACAAAGCCCTGATCGGCTGGACGCATTGGTCTGGGGCTTGACCTGGCTGATGCTCAAGCCGAACAAGCCGAGCGCTCCGAAAATGCGACGTCTTTGAATAGGATACATCATGTCATTACTAGACCCTTTACGTGCCCGCATGGGCCTGCTTGATGGTCGAAATCGTGCCGATCAAGCGCGACTGCCAGCGTCTCAGATTAAGGCCAGCCAGAGCTATGGGCAATCTCTCCTCGGCTTAGCCAAGGCGGGCCATTATGTCTCGCCAATTGATCGCGGCTTTCATCACAATCCGATTGTTTATCGCTGCGTGCGGATGATTAGCGAAGCCTGCGCCTCGGTGCCCTTATCGGTTCGCGAGGCCGATGCGCCGCGCTCAAACCACGCTTTGAGCGCGGTGCTTGAGCACCCCAATAATATGCAGTCAGGGGCTGATTTGCGTGAGGCTTTGGTGTCTCATTTGCTGCTTTTCGGCAATGCTTATCTTGAGACCAGCGGCGATGAGGGGGATTTGTCTTGCTATGCGTTGCGCCCCGACCGCATGCGCATTATCGCCGATGAGGATGGCTGGCCCCGGATTTATGAATACGCCGTCAAGCAACGCAAATTGCGCTACGACATTGTCGAGACGCCCTATGCGATTACCCATCTGAAAATGTTCCACCCGCAAAATGACCATTATGGCTATGCCCCCTTGGCGGCGGCCGATCTGGCGCTGGATATTCACAATGCCGCCAATCAGTGGAACAAATCATTATTCGATAACGCCGCGCGGCCCTCAGGGGCTTTGGTGTATCGCGGGCAGGACGGTGCCAATCATCTGACGGATGAGCAATTTGAACGCCTAAAACAAGAATTAGAAAATAATTTCCAAGGCGCGCAAAATGCCGGTCGCCCACTTTTGCTGGAAGGCGGCCTTGATTGGTCGCGCATCAGTTTAAGCCCGCAAGATATGGATTTTATCGAAGCGAAAAACTCCGCCGCCCGCGATATTGCGCTGGCCTTTGGCGTGCCGCCCATGCTGCTCGGCATTCCCGGCGACAACACCTATTCAAACTACGCCGAAGCCAATCGGGCATTTTGGCGGCAAACCATCTTGCCGCTGGCGGCGCGCCTTGCCGACGCCCTGCAGCGCAGCCTGTGCCGCCAGTCGGGACTGTCGCTTCAGCTCGATTTAGATGCCGTGCCAGCGTTGAGTGACGAACGCAAAAAATTATGGGACAGGCTCGAAAAAGCCAGCTTCCTGACGCCTGACGAAAAGCGTGAGGCGGTCGGTTATCCGCCGCTTGCAAAGACGGAGGCCGAGCAATGAGCCGACATATATGCGGGTATGCCAGCCTCTTTGAGACGCCGGATCTGGCAGGTGATGAAATTGCCAGAGGGGCTTTTCTCCAGTCCCTCAAATCGCCCGATATACGGCGCGTGAAAATGCTTTACCAGCATGACCAATCGCGGCCCATCGGGTCTTGGCATCAAATCAAAGAAACCCCTCAAGGCTTATGGGTGGCCGGTGAGTTGGCGCCGCATGTGCAATTGGCTGATGAGGTTTGTGCGCTGATCAAACACGGTGCCATTGACGGATTGTCGATTGGCTTTCGTGCGTTGAAAGCAAAAGGCTTGCGAGGGCGCGCAAGGCGTCGTCTGCAGCAAGTCGAATTGGTTGAGATTTCTATTGTTACGTTCCCCATGCAACCGCTGGCCCGTCTTCGCATGGCCGAAATTGTGTCTCCTCAGGCACGGCGGCGGGCGGTGCATGCGGTCAGTTAAATAAAAATAAAACCCGAGAAAGGATTTTTAAATGGAACTAGAAACAGCTGCTCTTGATGCCACCACTGGATGGTCGGCCAAGCGCGATACAGATGCAGATCTGCAGGTCACTTTTGAAGCTTTCAAAGAGGCCAATGATCAGCGTCTGACCGACATTGAAAACAGCCAAACGGCTGACATTGTGTTGGAGGAAAAAGTGGAGCGTATTAATCAGCGTCTGTCTCAATTGACAACGCAGTTGCAGCGACCAGCACTTGAAACTGCTGGGCCGGAAGAAGATGGCGAGCGAGAAATCCGCGCTGCCTTTCGTGATTATGTCACCACCGGCAATACCGATGCGCTGAGTGCGATACAGACCAAAACATTGCGCGGCACAAGCGATGTCGAGGGTGGTTATCTCATCCCCGACTCGTTGCAGCTCGATCTGGAAAATAAGCTCAAAGCTTCGACACCTTTTCGTGATCTTGCGCGGCACTTGGAAGTGGCCTCTGGCAATGAGGTGACTTACGTCACCCCGACGGGTCAGTTTGGTTCCTCATGGGCCAGCGAAACGCAAGGCCGCGTCACCACTTCGACGCCGACGTTTCAGGAAACCCGCATTGAGTTGAATGAGATATATGCCAGCCCCGCCGCCTCGACGCATTTCTTATCTGATAGCTCTGCCGATATTGAGGGCTGGCTGATTGGTGAGTTGGCAGAGGCGTTTGCTGCCGTCGAAGGTTTGGCGTTTATCGCCGGCAATGGCATCGACCAACCGCACGGTCTGATGAGTGAAAGCCTGACCTATACGGCCTCAGCCGTCGGGACAAAAGTGCTGGCCCGCAAAAGCGGCGCGGCAAGCAGCTTCAAAGCCAGCGCCCCGTCAGATGTGTTGGTCGAATTGGCTTATGGACTGCCGCCGCAGTATCGTCAAAACGCAAGCTGGCTGATGAATGCCAATACGCAAGCGACGATCCGCAAATTCAAGGACAGCAGCGACAATTACCTATGGACCCCGGGTCATGGCGACAGTTTCACGCCGACATTGCTTGGTTTTCCGCTTTATGAGGATCAAAATATGCCGGATGTCGCAACCGGAACATCGCCCATCGCGTTTGGTGACTTTAAGCAGGCTTACACCATCATTGAGCGCAATGATCCGCTATTCATTCGTGATCCGTATTCGATGAAGCCTTATGTGCTGTTTTATAGTTCGCGGCGGGTCGGTGGTCGTGTGGTTAATCGTTATGCGTATCAAGTGCTTCGGATTACCACCTAGATGACAAGCCTACTCGAGACAGGCCCCGAGCGCGAGCCAGTGAGTGCCCAGCAATTGCGAGATCACCTTCGGGTCAATGAAGGTGATGACGATTTGCTGAACTCGCTGATTACAGCCGCGCGGATGACCATTGAGGCGCAGTCGGGTCTGCGGTTGATTACCCAGAGTTGGCAGGTGTTTTTTGATGACTGGCCGGCTGACACGCTTGAGTTGTCAATATGGCCGGTGCAGTCGATTACACGGGTTGTGTTGACCGGTCACAGCCCGATTATGTTGGACCCCGGGCTTTATGAATTGGTCAAGCAAGGGCGCCCGGCGCTGGTCGAGTTTCAGCACGATAGACTGCCCCCGCCACAGCGTCGGCGCGCCGGTATTCGCATTGATTTGCAGGTCGGCTATGGCGACACCGGCGAAGATGTTCACGAGAGTTTGGTTTTGGCGGTGCTGGCTTTGGCGGCGCATTGGTATGATATCGATGATTGGAACCAATATGGGGTAGAGGCCGCCATTCCGCCCCATGTGCAGACACTGATTGCACAACATAGGCTGCTCAGGTTGTGAGCCATGCGTGTGCAATTTTTCAAACTTGAAAAACCCGTCCTCGTTGCGGGCCGTCAGACATGGCAGCCAATACGCGATGTATGGCTGAAGCTGTCGCCTGTGCGGGGGCGGTTGCGTGTGCGTCTCGGGGTTCAAACCCTGAATGCGACGCATAAGGCTCGGTTGCGTTATTGCGCTGACCTCGAACCCGGGATGCGGTTTCGCAAAGGCTCGCAGATTTTGATGATCCACCAAGTGGACAATCAGGACCAGCGGTTTAAATGGCAATCCTGCTTTTGCGAAGAACATCCAGTGGTGTCACCAGAACAGAAAGAAGAAAACCCATGATGCAATCGAGTGGTGCTTTACAAGCGGCAATTTTCTCCCATCTCGAAGAAGATGGTGAATTGATGGCTTATTTTCGATCAACTATGATTGAGGGCCAAACCTGGCCGCAATTTTCTTTTGATGGTTTAACCAGCTCGTGGCGTCACGAGAGTATTGGTTTGGTCAGCCATCAAATCGATTTCTCAGTATGGGCCGAATTGCTGGCTTTTGGCGATCTCAATGACGTCACCGAATTGCTGGCTTTGCGCATGAAGGCGCCGTTCAGCGTGCAGGGCTATCTTGTCGTTGACCTGAATCTGAACGACTTCTCAAGCGTTGTCGATGAACGCGCCCGGTTGCGATCCAATCGTCTCGGCTATCGGGTGCTCACCCAACAACAGGCCGAGGCATGAGCGCGCAAGCGGCGTCGGCGCTTTTGCTGAAAGTGCGCGACAGCACCGAGGCCCCTTATGTCACCGTGGCTGGCTTGCGCGCCCGCACCATCTCGCTGAGTGCCAAACCGGTTGATGCCACACATGCTGAAAGTCACGGCCGGTGGCGCGAATTTCTTGATGAGAGCGGTGCCCGCGCCATCCATGTGGAAGGCGAGGGGGTGTTTGCCAATGCCGGTGCCGACATGCTGCTGAATGCCAAATTCCTCTCCGGACAGCAGACCGATTGCCAGATTATTGTGCCGTCTTTTGGCGCTT